GCGGATCAGTGTCTATAACGATAAGATGGAATCTGTTTCGGTTGATATTCAAGTTGATCTGGTTACGGAGTAAGTCGTAAAATTACTGGGTAAGCGGTTGACATTAAATGGGTATTCCTGTATAATAGCTTTATACACTTGAGATACGGAGAATCACATGGCTACTGCAATCTACGAAAATCTGACTGAAAAAGAAAAGAAAGAAGTTCGGATGTTTGGTGTTACCGAAGCTGGTATGCGTGAAGCGGTATCTTATCGGCTCAGAACCACAGATGCTCCTCGCTTGGCTATTAGCATTATGTCCGATGCTCAGGAGATGCTTGAGTATTCTCCCGAAGATGCCCGTCAGGCCTTGAATCGTGCTAAGTGGATTCTGATGGAATTTGAAGAAACGAGGAACTAAGATGAGCGGAACATGTCCGGTGTGTTTGGGATCAAAAAGGATTCCGGCACCCAATGATAAATATGTCAAGACATATGCAGGGTACGATGGCAATACACATACATTGCCCTGCGATAACTGCGGTGGACAAATGATGTGGGGTACGCCTACTGGGGAAGTAAACCTCAATAGAGATGGAATACCGTGTACCCATGATTATGACTATACAAAGTTAGGGAATTGTCTACACGGATATTCATGTAAGCATTGTGATTTTCACTATACCATAGATAGCGGAGATTGATATGTTGGATAATAAAGAAATGTTTTGGTCAATGATAGGAGCGGTAGGAGTATTTCTATTGCCCTTTTTCATGTTGTTTTTGTCGGAGATGGTAGTATAAGATATTTGGTTAGTGCAGTACTATAATAACTATAAAGGAATCATCTTATGAATACGCGGGTTACTTTGAAGATCAATAACGTATTAAGCAATGGTAAGCCACTTATTCTCGCAAGCATTTTATATTCTGACGCAATGAACATAATTAAACATTATAGATCCTGGGTAATCTCTTTTGACAGAGACTACCAAACACCACTATTAAAAAGCATTCAGTCACACTTCCGTTCTAACAAATAATCCTCAACAAAATCAAGCACTTAGCGTTGTTATTTTTAGCGTAGTTTGGTTGACATTAAATGGGTATTCCTGTATAATAGCTTTATACACTAACGAAACGGAGAAATAAAATGTCTAAAACAGTTAAAGCGGTTACCAAAAGAACGAAAAAAGTGGTTGTTCCAGTTAAAGAATTTATCGCGGGTCAGCTGGCATTTCACGATGTATGGGATGGCGGCCGCGGTAACTCTACTACAACCACTAAGGTGGTGCTGATTCGCTCAATTGAATTTTGTGGCCCATCGGTCCCCATTTGGGGCTTGTACGCTGTAGTGGTGCAGGAGGATGGCAGTCTTGCAGTTGTTAACGTTAAAACCCTGCGTCATTTGCCTGAAGTGTTCAACGGTGCAACAATCTAAGGAGATGAAAATGACTAAGCGAGATCAAGTTAAAAAGATCGTAACCCAATTCAAAAATTCCAAACAAGCCATATGGGGCCATGCTTACACTTCGGGTTATTTTGAGACCTTAGTTATTGAATTGCTAACCAATGCGAATGAAGTAGATCGGGCGTTGGTCCTTAAACAGTTGGAAAAATCTGTATAATCAATGACTTACAACACCTAATTTTTTGGTTGACATTTAATCGTTTTGGGTATATAATAGTCACATACACTAACGAAACGGAGACAGCAAATGCGTACAAAACAAGTCATAGCCGGTCTGAATAACAGCCAAAAGATCCGAATCATGGTCGATGGTTTTGGAATGTATATGCAAATCAAAAATCTTGATAGTATCTGCACCTCAACCCATCGTTGGGCAGTAGATACGGCTCTGGTCCTTTTAGTCAATGCGATCCAAAAAGACTCCTCGACTACTGGTTTTGGTTCTAGAATCAATGTGTATAACGGTAAGATGGAATCGGTTTCGGTTGATATTCAAGTTGATCTGGTTACGGAGTAAGTCGTAAAATTACTGGGTAAGCGGTTGACATTAAATGGGCATTCCTGTATAATAGCTTTATACACTGACAACACGGAGAATCAAATGGGATACCGAGTGATAGCAGATAAAATGCACATGGACGAGATGCGTGACAAGTATGGTCCGCGCAAGGGTCTTGAAGGCCCATTCAACTTCTCCGGTCGTGTCCTGTATTATGATAATATTGAAGGTTCCTACTATGACCCTAAGACCGACTTCTATGTGGATCAAGTGGAGATGAACCAAATTCATTCGCGTATTTTTGACAAGCTAAAGGCCTAATATGGTCAACCTGATAAACGTGGCTAACCTAATATTTTTAGGTGCATATGCTGATATGCCTTCATGTCAGAATGCACGATATGAAATAGTTGCAACTAGGCTTAATCCAGTTGGTCAACGTCTTCCAGAGTTAGAGAAGCCAATCCAAACCAGCCTACAATATGATAAAACCTTGATATGTATTCCGGTTAAGAAATTTTAATTATATGATTAAGAAACCCGCTTGGAGTCAGTTACCCAACGCAAGTCGTATAGATCAGTTACTTGCACATGTAAAAGCCAACCCAAAAGAATGGCATGCGGCGTGGGATGCGGCGTGGGATGCGGCGCGGAGTGCGGCCTTGGCGTTAGTTGCATGGGATCATTCAGGTTCTTTACTTGATCTTCCATCTGATCAGGTATTGATGTTGTCCAAATTGGGGCAACCCGAAGCTATTTTGATGTATCCCGCAGTTTTAGCTATGTCAGATAAAGGTTGACAATAAATGGGTATTCCTGTATAATACTATTATACACTGACAGAACGGAAACGCAAATGACTCATTATCAAAGTCTTATAGCAGCAGAACTTGGTATAACCGATATCCAACTGTTACAGGAAATTGAGGATGCAATCCGCATCTGTTTTAGTGGCACATTGGATAATCTGTCAAGTGTCCAGATTCGTAAATTTGCACGTCGGGCCTTTGGGCCCGACATGTTTGTAAATATGCGCGTCAGGTCTAAGACTTGACATTAAATGGTCACTCTGCTATAATACTTATATTGAATGATTAAACAGGAGCTACAAAACATGTCTACGATCAAGATTCTGAACGGTACATATCGCAATCAATCTGTCAAGAATACGGTGTTCACCCTGGTCAAAGGATTTCAGACGGGTAAGAAGGGTAACTACGTTACGGTTAAAAATGATGGTCAGTTTGCGATTGCTATTGCTGAGGTCAAGGTCAAGGTCGATAACATTACTGATGTTGAATTTCTGAATGGGGAACAAATTATGGGTGATGCAGTATCGTTTAAGAAGGATGCTCAGCCGGTTGAGTCTGAGGTCGATGCTATGGATCGTATCGCAAGTCGGTTCAATGTGCTGGATGAAATGGCTAAAGCATGTATCGGTGGTGATATCCGTGCAATGATCGTATCAGGTCCTCCTGGTGTTGGTAAGTCGTATGGTATCGAACGTCAGATGGAAAAGGCTTCTCTGTTTGATAAAATCTCAAATAGCCGCACACGTTTTCAGATCGTTAAGGGTGCTATCTCTGGCATCGGGCTGTTTGCTCTGCTCTACAAGTTCTCCGACAAAAAGAACGTGCTGGTGTTTGATGATTGTGATGTGTGGGAAGATCAGGATGCTCTTAACGTGCTGAAAGGTGCGTTGGATTCGGGTAAGACCCGTCGCATTAGCTGGAACAAGGATTCGCGTATCCTGCGCGAAGAAGGTATCCCGAATACGTTTAACTTCAACGGTTCGGTTATCTTTATCACTAACTTGAATTTCAGCGACCGCAGGTCCAACAAGATCAAGGCTCACTTGGAGGCTCTGCAATCGCGTTGTCACTATCTTGACCTCACTATCAATAGTGAACGTGATAAGATGCTGCGTATCAAGCAGGTGCATCGTGATGCGGATAACGGTTTGTTTGCGGATCGTGATCTGGATGCTAGCCAAAGCGATATGATTATGGATTTCATGTGGGACAATCACAATGCGTTACGTGAAGTGTCCTTGCGTATGGCACTGAAGATTGCGGATCTGATGAAGATCAGCCCGAACAACTGGAAAGTACTGGCTCAAGCTACTTGCATGAGGTCACAATAACAAGGTAGATTTTTCATCAAGATTTCGGGGGCTTCGGCCCCTTTTTTTTTACCTATACACTTGCTATTGCATATGATACCGTGTATCATTACAAGATGGAAAAACTGAATACTGCGGAAGACTTAGTATATTTCATTAGCACCAATCATTTGGCCCTTAGTAGGTATGATTCTAAATTCATAGCTAACATACAAAAATTAAAACAACTCACTTCCAATCAAGTTATACTTTTCCATAAGCTATTGTTTAAGTATCGTAGACAGTTAGCTAAGCATGAGTTATTCCCTGAGAACTTGATTGAGTTACCATGGCGAAGACCAATAGTAGAAAGTGTACCTGAATTTACTGATGCACATATCTTATTAGAGGATAATGAGATCAGATTCAAGTGTCCTTTCAATAGGAACTTTATAGAGGAATTCAGAAAGGGTCACACTATACATTATGTTTGGGATCGTGATAATAAAATGTATCGTACCAAATTTGGTGGGCATTCATTACGGTTGTTGATAGAAATCGCAAATAAACATTTCAAGATTATACATTATTGTCCTATAACAACTAGTCTATTAGACTCTATGACATATTGTGCTAATGCAAAATACTGGACACCAACGTTAGTTAAGATTGGTAACAACCTTATGATAGCGGCTTTGAATGAGGCATTGTATGAAGCTATCAAGGACATACCTCTATCTACAGATGCAAAGACCTTAGCCAAATTGGTATATTACGGAATCAAGATAGATGAATCTTTATATGATATAACTGACGAGAAACAGAGATTTATCTGTCAATCATATGTTATTCAAGAATCATCTGAGATGCTAAATACTATACCTTGGCTTAAGGAAATCGGATGTGATATGGTATATATTTTCGGTGGTACAATGATAACTACTGACAAAAAGAAAATAATGGATGGACTGACTAAAGCAGGTTTATCTCATCATATATTACATAGATGGACTGATGATCTTTTTAAAACTGTTGCTAGTAGATCAGTATTTCCAGTAATGATCAAGTTTAGAAATACAAGCTACTTATCCAATAGTTTTACTAAGATCGGTAAGACGATACAGATAGTAAACTCACAATCAATAGAGATAAAATGAAGCAAGTTACGTTAGAAATTAAAGATGAAGTTAACTGTAGGCTTATTGGGCTTGAGCTACCAGAGCGCAAAGCACTAATGAAAATGTTTGAATATGAGATACCCGGAGCCAGATATTTGCCCTCGGTCCGTCTTGGTAGATGGAATGGAAAGATAAGTTATTTTAGTCTTGCTGGTAGTACATACATTAACCTATTACCAGAAATCATCCCTGTTATTGATCGTGCTGGATATGATATTGAATTGGTAGATACCCGGGAATATCGAACTAACTTTGAATTTACAGAAGTAACGGAAAACACTTTTGATCATTGTACTTGGCCTAAAGGACATCCACAAGCAGGTACTCCAATCAAGTTGCGTGATTATCAGGTTACTGTTATCAATAACTTTTTAGCTAATCCGCAAAGTGTGCAAGAAGTAGCGACCGGCGCAGGTAAAACTATTACTACAGCAGCATTAAGTTATAGTGTAGAGAAGTATGGTAGAAGCATAATCATTGTGCCAAACAAAAGTCTAGTTACACAAACCGAAACAGATTATATCAATGTAGGATTAGATGTTGGGGTATATTTTGGTGATCGTAAAGAGTTTGGTAAAAAGCATACTATTTGTACATGGCAAAGTCTAAACAATCTATTGAAGAATACCAAAGCAGGTGAAGCTGATATACCCATTGGTGAGTTTATTGAAGATGTGGTATGTATCATGGTTGATGAGGTGCATATGGCCAAAGCTGATGCATTAAAGACATTGTTAACTGGAGTATTTGCTCAAGTACCAATCAGATGGGGATTGACAGGAACCATACCAAAAGCTAAGTTTGAGAGTCAATCTATTTTTGTATCATTAGGACCTGTAACCAACAAGTTAAGTGCAAGTGAATTGCAAGAACGCGGTGTATTAGCACAATGTCATGTGAACATTGTGCAGTTACAAGATAAAGTAGAGTTTGGTAACTATCAAGCTGAGTTAAAATATTTATTGGAAGATGCAACTAGATTAGATTCGATAGCTGAATTAGTGTTAAAGATAAAGCAAACTGGTAATACCCTTGTATTAGTTGATAGAGTAAATGCAGGTAAAGAGATTGTGAAACGATTACCCGATAGTGTATTTGTTAGCGGGGAAACCAAATTAACGGAAAGGAAAGAAGAGTATGATGAAATCGCTACAAGTACGGGAAAGATCATTGTGGCTACATATGGTGTGGCATCGGTTGGTATCAATCTCCCTAGAATTTTCAATTTGGTTCTTATTGAACCTGGCAAGAGTTTCGTTAGGGTTATCCAATCGATTGGTAGGGGTATCCGCAAAGCGGAAGATAAGGACGAAGTAGTTATATGGGACATAACATCAAGTTGTAAATTCGCAAAGCGCCATCTTACACAAAGAAAGACCTTCTACAAAGATGCATCATACCCGTTTTCATTGGAGAAATTAGAGTACAGGTGATAGTAGAAGGACTCCGTGGAATAAAGGAATCACTGGTATAGTCCACTCACCTGAATCTAATAAAAGTAGAAGCATAACAATGAAAAACAAATCAGCAGTACAATGTAATCATTGTGGCAAACTTGGAAAAGGTAACGTCATGCATCGATATCATTTCACCAATTGTAAAATTAATGCTTGACATTCCAATATCAATCGTATATAATGTCATATGAAAATTACATTGGAGAACTAAAATTCGAATCCTAACATTAGAAAATAAATTTTATAATCTTGAATATCTTCCGGAAGAAGTGGATGATCTTAGATTTGCAATCCTAGACAATTCTAATCCTAGTTCGGTTGATTATCATTATATTCCGCTAATCTTTTTGGAATCGTTTAATGCACCTGCACTTGTGCTAAAGATAGGGGATTTCAAGATAAAGATGCCAGTAGATTGGCAGATACTTATCGGTGAAAAGGAACACGGTGATTTAGAAACTTTACCTCTAACCAGTATCAATGATAGAGGATTTAATGCCTTTATCTTTAATCCGCTAACTTCATTCTCTCCGACTTTTTTGCCGATTGAGATTGTTGATATTTACCATGATGTAATGTGGTATGCACCTAGATTAAAGAACGGGCAATTTCTATGTGTCCCATTAGAAGATGGACCTAAACCTAAATGTGCTTACTTCATCAAAGAAGTTAGTAGGAACTGCGAGATAGTGGATTACCGGCAAGCATTCTAATGGCTACAAAAGCAAAAGTATCAATTGATGAGAAGTTTACTAAACAAGACTTTGACTTGTTCGAAGCCTTAGCGGCAATTGATAAAAAAGATTATGCATATTATGATAGATTAAGTGAAGAACAAAAGAAGAAGTTTGTTCCTTACATGATGATAATGTGGTCAAGTGCGGTTAAAGCACCATCGGAGATACAGAACTATTATATACGTAGTATTGATTATTATGCTAATAAATATTTCTTTAATGAACAGGTACACAAGCATCCTAAACTACAGTGGTTGATGTTATGTGCATCAAGTCCCGGAACAGGAACTTACCGTCATCAATGGATCCCAAATATCAGTTTAAAGGTTAGTAAGTTAGAAGCACCAGCAAAAGCTAAAGATATCAACGAATATTATAAGAAGATTTATCCTAAAGCAAGTGCAGATGATATTGAAGAGGTTAGTGAGGCATTTGTTGCAGCACATAAGAGAAAGAAAAGATTAGCTGAGTTATTTCCTAACTTGAAACTAACCGACATAGAAACATTGAATGAGGTAATAACCAATGATCAGATTGCTGAATATGAAAGAGACCTTGGAAACTGATAAGCCAATAAAATTTGGTTGTGATTTCTGCAAACGTGAATTCTTGAGAGAAAACACGATAATGAAACATATCTGCGAATATAAACGCAGATGGTTAGGTAAGGAATCACAGGGTAATAGGATAGGGTTTCAATCTTGGTTGCAATTCTATATGAAGAATACAACAGGAAAAAAGAACCGCACTTATGAGGAATTTATTCGTAGTGCATACTATATCGCATTCATCAAATTTGGTAACTATTGTGTAGATATCAATGCTATCAATATAAGTAGATTTGTTGATTGGTTACTGAAGAATCAGATCAAGATAGATAATTGGTGTATAGATACCACGTATACCAGATATCTCTGTGAATATTTACGAACAGAAGATCCATTTGATGCGATAGCTAGAAGTATAGAGACTTGTATTGATAGAGCAAAGGATGAGCATATTAGTAGTAATGATTATCTAAGATATGGTAATACCAACAAGATATGTTATGCTATAACTGTTGGTAAAGTAAGTCCTTGGATGCTTTATCAAAGTGGTAGTGGTATCCATCTATTAGAGACATTAGAAGCGGATCATGTTAAAATGATCTCAGATTACATCAATCCTGAACAATGGGCATTAAAATTTCATCGTGAACCAGAAAATACTAACAGAGTCAAAGAACTACTCAAACAAGCAGGGTATTAGAGTAAGTGTACCATGGATTACCGGGGATGAAGATGATTCCGGTGAATGGTGGAATGAGACACTAGCGTGGACAGTAGAGAAGTTTGGATTACCAGGGGATCGTTTTATGTTTCATCCAGGACAAGATGCAATGCATTTTGACTTTTTTGACGAGAAAGATGCAAATTGGTTTAAGTTGCGTTGGGGATAATTATGAATATTTTTATTGATATGGATGAAGTTGTAGCAGATTTTACTGGTCATGCTAATAAGATACTATCACGTACCTCGTTAGTTGATGATTATGCAACTGCTGAGTGGAGTAGACTTAAACTACATCCACGCATATATAGAGATTTAGAAGTC